AAATTAGGTCTAGATGTGATTTCTTCAAAATTTGTTATTAAATTAAAATGTTGCGGATTTTCTATCATTCTTGCTCACCGTTGTTTAATCTTCATACAATTATCTGAATTACCAATAAATATCAATAGTTAGATCATACTGAGCCATTTTTATATCTAATAAACTGGTAGCGATTGTGCAAAGCTGCTAAGCCACAACGAACATCGTATTTTGCATCCATGGCTGTTCGCTCTGGAGTTACTAACTGAGTCCATGATTTTTGATTGAAATAACGCTCAATAATTGCATCCATCCAATCAAGCATAGCCTCAGAAGTGCAACCGTCTAAAATATCAATAACCAAGCGCTGTACAGCTCTAGCCTCATCGTCTGTAATTAGACAGACATTAGGTTTTTTAGATGGCTTCTCGATAAAATTTTCATCACAGAGATAATAAGCAACGATCTTTTCCCTATCCCCTTTCTTAAGTCTAAGTTTTGCTTTTTTAATCGCTCCTACTAATGGATTTTCAGTAGATCCACCAAAGCGAATCACTGCCCCTTGCCAATAACCAAATTGGCGCAACCATTCAGGCAAATCATATTTAGACCAGTCTACACCTTGCATGATATGCAACTTTACATTTTCTTTTATCACGCTTTACGCTCCCACTTTTCGAACCGATAAAAAATTAGATACAACGCCAACAAAAATAAAATTCCGTGAGAAAACGCCAGATATTTACCTCCACCCAATACGATTAGGGTCAAAACACATAAAAAGAAAAAAGTGATATCCATGAAAGCCAAAGAAAAACGAAATTTAGCTAGACTTCCTGAAAACTGGTGCAGCTTTGCAGCTAATGCAGCCATAACCAAACCCATAAAAGTTGCAATACAAACAACGGTCATAATGATTAGGAACGTTTTCATTCTGCAGTCACCTCAATTGCCTTAAATTTACAAACATCTAGAAACTCTTGAACGCGCACACTCCCTCTTTTGCCATGTCGATTTTTGGCAATAATCAGTTCAGTGACCCCAAGAGGTTGTAGTGTCTTGTCATCAGTGAGCGGATTAACGAGAATAATTTGATCCGCATCTTGTTCGATCTGCCCTGATTCCTTGATGTCAGAAGCTTTCGGTTTCTTACCTTTTTCTGATTCACGATTTAATTGAACGAGCGCTACTACCGGGCATTCAAACTCCTTAGCCATAGATTTAAGTTCACGACTAATAGAGCCAACTTCTTGAAAGCGGTCTTTTTTGCTCGGATCTCTTACAAGCTGCAGGTAATCAACAATAATGCATCCTAGTTTTGTACCCATCTTAGAGAAACGGCGCTTAGCTCTCCTTGCATATGCTCTTACTTCACTAATGCTTGGTTTTTGCTTTGGCTCTATCCAGATAGGCAGATCGCTATAAACTTGTTTGTAATTTGCATATTCTTTTAGCAGCCCATCGTAAAGTGTTGCATTGTGTAGGTTGTTGTATGGGATGGAGCTAAGTGAGCTAAACATACGATTAGAAAGTGTTTCTTTGTCCATTTCTGCTGATATGAAAAGAACACCCTCTTTTTTAAGCATTGCCGTATCAATTGCCATCATTTGGGCTAAAGTTGACTTCCCAGAACCGGGGCGACCACCAACTACACAAAAATGACCGTTTTGTACGGTTCCCAGCATCTCATCTAGTGTTTTAAGGTTGAACTTAACACCTGTTGTTTCGTGTCTGCTCTGCTTATCAAACTTGTCAATCATTTGCTCTAAGGCACTATCGAGAGCACTTCCAAAACTTGCCCCCATATCAGCATCATCCGCCTTATCTACTTGCCCAAGAAGATTTTCAGCCTCAACAAATACATCAGGCAAAGTTGTATCTTTCGCCATTGCAGCAATACGTAAACCAATCTGCTCAATTCTTCGATGTGTTTTGAGTTTATTTAACTGAGTGATATAACTTTCAGCGTTGTAAAAACTACTCGGTGCATCTTGCATAAGTTGAATTAAGTATTCTTCCCCACCCATCAAATGCAAAACGTTTTTGCCTTTTAGGTGGTTACTCACCATTACCACGTCATACGGACAGTTGCTTTCTGATAGCTCTACAATGGCCTTATAGATCTGTTGGTGACGATCTGAATAAAAACATTCAACATCCAATTCTTGACCAATTGTCTCAAGTGACAAAGCTGTGGTCATTAGAGCAGCTAGTACACATTGCTCCATATTCACATCATGAATATTTGAACTAAACCCCATTACCATCTCCCTTCAATTACTTTGTATTGAGTGGGTGCTGGTTGCTCATCCTCAGTTTGTGGTTGGATAGCAACCTGTGCTGGATTAGACATGGCAAGAAAGTGATCAAGCTTGGTTGCATCGCGGCAAATTAGCGTTAGATCAGTATGATTGCCCTCAATATGGAATTGAGATTTAGAGCACCCAACAATAGCTGTCTTGATATCTTCAACCGTGTAACCCTCTTTGAGTCTTGCTTGAATTTTGGATTTGCGCGGGTTATCAAGAACGGTTCGATTATTCTTGTTAAACGTCACTTTCCAAAACTCGAAAACCTCTTGAATCTCATTTTTTAAATTCTCTTTAGGCTTTTCAGCAGACATAGGTTCGCCGTTAGGCGGACATATATTATTTTCTTGGTTAGATGGTTCGTTGGTTAGATGGTTAGATGGTTTAGGCTTTGTTTGGGTTTCTTTGGGTTTTTCTGGGTTTAATTCACTTTCATTTGGGTTTTCTTGGCTTTCATTTTTAAAGCCAGAATTATCAAAATCATTCCCATTATTACCAGAATCATATTTTGGGTTTTTCTTTGGGCGACCACCTTTTTTGCCATTCTCTGCTTGTTTAGCAAGGAAGGCTCTATACTTTTCAAGCTCTTCTTTAATGTGGTTTTGAATATAAACCCCGTCCTCATTTAATTTGAAAAACTTCTTAAGTACAAATTTAACAGCGTCAATTTCTTCCTCAGATTCCGCCCATACCCATTCAATAGCCTCTTCAAGCGTTGGGAACGATTCACGGTCGTAACAGGCATCCATGAGCAAGTTATAAACCCCATGCTGCAAGATATTTAATCTTCCAGCCTTGCGGTAATAGTCGCCTATATTTCGCTCGTAGTAATGCATTACAACTTATCCTTTGCTCTTAGACGGTTGATTACGGCATCTTCAAAGCGGTTAATTAGTGCGTACAAGTGCCCGTTCTTTCGCAAGTCTTCAATGATTTCCTTTGCGCTATGAGAAGTTTTGTCAAAGTCCTTTTCAATACCTAAAGCTTTTTCAAGATCCCTGTGTGTTTCTCTATAAGCATCAATCGTTTCAACATAAGCATCATGATCAATTTGCCATTGAGTAAGGACTTGATCCTCATCATCATATGGGCTTGCACAGTCTGAATTTTGTGCTAAGATTTGTTCATTCATTTTGGTTCGCTCCAAATACGATATTCAGACCGCTATCTGTTACAGCAGATGGCGGTTTAATTTTTTGATAAATCAATATTGAGTAATTCACTATTGGCGGGTCTTAATTCGATCCAGATATCTTGGTATGTATCTGGGAAAAGCTCTTTTCGTGTACATACCCCCATATCCTCAGCTATTACAGCAAGCCTGATTTTTCGATCGACAGGTATTGAACTCCATCCAGATACGGATGCAGCTGTTATTCCAAGAAGTCTTGCAACAGCGTTGACTCCACCTAATTTTTTAATAAGTTGAGCATCATTCATTTAATTCTCCTTGCTCACACAATTATTAGGTATGCCTAATATAAAATCAATAGGGACACCTAATAAATTTTGTGTTAGGATTGCCTAACTTTATGAGGATATTTTATGAACACTCTTGCTGAACGTTTGAGATACGCAATGGAAATATTGCCACCTAAAAAAGTTAAAGGTATTGATCTTGCTCGTGCAGTTGGTGTTAAGCCACCTTCTGTAAGCGATTGGTTATCAGGCAGATCAAAAACAATGGAAGGAGAAAATCTAATAAAAGCAGCCAAATTTCTAGGAGTTAATCCTGATTGGTTGGCGACTGGTGCGGGAGAGCCCAAAGAAATTAATGAAGCAAAATTTAAAAACTTAGATATTGAAGCCTTTAAGCAGAAGTACAATATTCCGGATAGCGAAGATGCTGTTAAGTTTGTTCAAACTCCAGTTAAACCTTTCCCTGTTCAAAAAAGATATGTGCCTGTTAAAGCTTATTCTAAGATGGGCATGGATGGATATTTTACCGATATGGGTTATGATGGAAATGCTGGTGATGGCTATGTTCCAACACATACGGGTGGTGAAAGAGCTTACGGAATTAAGGGAACTGGAGATTCAATGTTTCCAGCAATTCGCAATGGTTGGTATGTTGTATGCGACCCTGATGCTGAGCTAGTGCCGACTGAATTCGTTCAGGTGTGCCTGAAGGATGGGAGATGTACCATTAAAGAATTTATTGGAATCCATAATAATGTACTAAGCCTTATTGCAGTAAATGGCGGTGAACGCCTTACTTTCAACATGGATGAAGTTGAAAGTATTACAGCTATTACAGATATCGTACCGCCTAGCCAACACAGACAAGAACATCCTTATTCGCATTAATCACAGGAAGACTTATGGACAACTCTAAACTACCAATCAACCAGATTATTGCTCGCATCAATGATGCTGCGAAACATGGTGAGGCTTTGGTGCTAACCGCTGAAGAAGTAAAGATTCTTTCTAAAGATATTGGCGACAAAGTCTTTATTCCTGTGCTTACTAATGAGCAGGTCGTGCAGTTGGTAAAAGAAGGAAAGCTTGGGCAGAAAATTAATAACACCAAAGATTAATAAGCTGTGAACCCGACACAGTACTTTATAACAGTTCGGGCAAAGTGGTGCGACAACCAATGTCAAACTCATGATGAAACTAAAAATACAGACTGTTAGACTATGACAATAACCAATACAGACCTGATTGATGATGATGCTATGAGTGAGAAATTCCATGTAGTTTATGATGGCAAAGCATTAGAAGAACACCTAATGGATGTTCGAGATCTTGCGCCTGCTATGATGGCTATAAGTGACCTCTTGACTCATGCCAATAAAGAGATCAATGGGGATAAGCTTGAAATTCAATTAAATGTCAAAGCAAACTTTAAAACAGGTTGTTTTGGAATAGAATTTGTTGAGCACCTATCTTGGGTGAATCAAATCAAAGATCTATTAGTTGGCCCTACTGCAACGGCCTTAGCAAACGCAAGTGGGATCTTGGGATTGGTTGGTTTTTTTGGGGGTGCTACTGTTGGTGTAATTCAAATCTATAAAAAACTGAAAGGCAACCCTCCTGTTAAGATAGAGGAAACTGTTGATCATGCAAAAGTCTTTTACACTGAAACTGAATATTTAGAAGTTGATAAAAGAGCGTTACGTCTTTACCGAAGCAAGGTGATTGCATCCGATATTGAAAAAATGCTAGAACCACTAAGCAAAGATGGGATTGACTCATTTTATGTTGTAAAAGAAATGCTTGATGAAAATGTTGAGCTATTTATTGACAAAAAAGAAGTTGAGTATTTTAAATTTCAGGACATTGATGATCATTTGAGCGAAAGCATCACAGAAACTTTTTTGCAAATTGAATCAATATCATTTAAGGAAAAAAACAAGTGGCGATTCAATAATGGCGGCTCAACAATTAATGCTTCTATTACTGATGAGGTGTTTCTGCAAAAGATTGATTCTGGATTGCTTCGTTTTGGTAAGGGCGACTTACTTAAGGTTAAGCTAAAGACCATCCAATTTTTAGCTCATACAAAACTTAAGACAGAGTTTGAGGTTATGGAAGTTATTGAGCATAAGACTACCAAACAAGAAGAATTTGATTTTTAAAATACAAAATTAGCAACGCTTAACCCACCCCGTGTGGGTTTTCTTTTGTCTATCAAATAAAAAATTAGGAATACCAAATTTAATTAGGCTTCCCTATTGACATTGAAATTAGGCAAGCCTAATATTTATATCAACAAACACAAAAAGCCCCACACTGTGGAGCTGATTTACTAACTAGATGCTTTCTCTGTCCTCTACCAAAATTTCAGAGCAGCATCGCTATAACTGGTGCTTTATTATGAACCAAATCACAGATATTAGTCAACAGGGCTGCATTAGCCCATACCTTCGCTCATCAAACAAAAACAAGACTCCTGAAAAGATGCTTGCCCAAATTAATGCATGGTTGCTTGATGAGGACTTTTGTCATTATTTTTCAATTCAAATACAAGGCCAAGAGGTTTATCCATTCGGCGTGATAAATCGTCCGTTCTTTCATCTTGATCAAGCAGAAAGAAAGCTAGAAAGCTTAAAAAGCTCAAATCCAGAAGTGGATTACTACATTACTGCAGGCGCTTTTGCCACCTATGCTTTAAATTTTGAAGACGAAGAGGCGCCAATGTGGGAGCGAGTTTGGCTCAATTTTCATGAGTACCGACTAATAAATCTTCAAGTTCAGAAAATGTCTCATGACGAGTTGGTAAAACTTGTACCAAATTATAATGAAACATTGCTTTGGCAAGAAACTCAAAACACTGAAAGTGCTTGTCACTATTACATGGCTACAGCATTAGATGAGTCTGACCAAGGCATCTCTATGTCATCAGAGTGGTTTATTGATTTGTTAGATGCCATTAGTGCAAAACAGTATTTTTCCAAAACATATCCTGGTCGCAAAGTTGAGATTCGCTCAGGCGTTGTGTCCACTGAAGATTTAATGGCTTTAGATGGCCGTACTAGTGATTGCTATCAAGCTCTAATCGATGCTCACAAAGAGCGCTTAGCTTCACTTAAAAATAAAGGGGAATAATCATGCGTACTAGTTCACAACTTTTTCCAGAAAACAAAAGCGTGACTGTGGATGACCTTATTGCAGCTCGTAGTGAAGCTAAGAATGATATGGGTGATATCAATGCCCTACTGTCCGCAATTGAGCTAAGTCTTGTTGACAAACTTAAGGACCATAACTTAAGTAAGTTTGCCTTTGATAAAACCTTTCGCTTGATTGATGTTGCCAAAACTCAAGCAGATTTATCTCAAGATTATCACAACGGCGAACTTGCTCAATTAACTGGTGGTCAATACCAACTTGATGAGTTGAAAAATAATATTACACACCTAGAGGTTGTCCCAGAGACGCAAGTAATCAACACAAATCATTTAGCTCCAGCGAATGCGGCCATCTCTAAAACACTTACGGAAGGTTTTAAGAATGACGGACGGCGTTAATTACGCCGACCTCTCTAGGGAGGTTCTTTTTAAGGCGTTTTTATTGTGGCTTACAAAGATTGGGTATCGCGGAATTGTTAGACCATGTGGGCGTATGGAGTTTTATTGCGCCACGGTAAGCAAACTTTTTCCTAGAAACGTACACATCATGTATGACGGGAAAATGAATAAAGCAGCTACCCAACTTTATAAAGAATTTGAAGATCATTTAAAGGCGTGATCATGAGTAATGTAATTCGCTTTAGACGAAACGGGCTTGCACACAAGATCAGCCCGCAAGATGTGAAACAAAGATTAATCAATCCAAGTAAGGATGTTGAACTAAAGAAAGCAGATCAAATACTTGGAATTGATTTTGAAAGCTTGCCATATGATGAGCTTTTAAAGTTGGCTAGAGCTGGAGCTATAGACCTTATAGAAACAGATGCTCGCTATAAGAAAACCAATAATGCAACTAAACAGATTCTTCACTTGCTAGGTAGATTCTTGGATCGCCGATCTAAAGAGGAATGGAAGAAGTATAACGACTCCATGACACTAGATTCAGAAGCAGCAGCAAGAGCTATCGCCTTTGAGGAAGCCAATAACATCTTGCCAGAATTAGCGGGCAGTACGTTTGCCAATGTGTTTGCAAATAAAAATGAGGTGCAACCATGAACTTTTTGAAACAAGTAACTCTTAATTATAAGCACCTTCAAGCAACAAGTCTTTTTGCTGCACATCGTGAAGTAAGGTTCTACTTAATGGGTGTATTGGTTAAAGATGGAGTGATGGCCGCAACAAATGGACATTGTGCTCTTATCTGTGACGCTCCAGAAGTAAAAGATTTAGAGGTGATTATCCCAATTGAAATAGTTAAATCTTTTATTAAAAAGGTCGGTAATAACCCAAAAGTAAAGACTATCACTTTAAGCCAAATTGATGATGAATTTTGGTTGCTGGATTACGAAAATGGGATGTTTGAATTCTTCCGACCAATTGACGGCAAGTTTCCAGATATAAGCCGTGTTGATATTCCAAAACCGACCGAACCCCCTAAAGAGTTTGTGCAGTGGAATTTAGAATATGTGGGCCAATTCATGAAGTGCTCCAAAATTCTTAATTGCCGATTCCCTCTCTTTTATCCATCTGGTGCCACTACTTCAACTTATGTGGAATTTGTGGACGGCGTACACGGCCTATTGATGCCATTGCGAGTTTGAGGAGAAAGCTAATGTTAGATTTGAATAAGGAAAGAGAGGCTTTTCTGAATACCTTCCAATATTACAAAGGAAGAAGAGACATTATTTTTAGTAATGAGCATGAACTGTTTATGACTAGATCAAACAATCCTTCTGAAATTGCTCAGAAAGAAATAAGCAACATGAATAGACGTTGGGATGCTTGGCTTAGATGTGCAAAGCATCGTGATGCAGAGCTAGAAAAAGCCAAAGCTCAGGCGGTGCCAGAGAAAAAGATTTACTTAACCTGTGAGCAATTATATGCAGCAGCAAACTTTGGTGCACCAAACAAAGATCCAGAACTTTTAGAAACTGAATTAACAATTGCTTGGTTTGATGAAGCTCATAGCGGCAGTGGTTACTACGTTTATATAAGTGAGTATCCAGAAGAAGGTGCAATGAAGTTGGAAAGCGAATCAGGAGCTGAGGGATGAGTGAATTTAACTTTGAGCAACTTTATCTAATGGCTCTCATGAATAGTAAAAAGCCAAAGTACGTTTTGAATTGGGTTCATGTATCCAGACATGGGCCAGGTGCGACAAAAGCTACAGAAATTTGTGAATATTTTGGGATAGATCCAGAAGGCACTGATTTTAGAAAAGCGGAAAGTAAGGAGGGGTAAATGGAGATTGATCGTCGAGTACGTGCTAAAGAGTTTATGATGCTAATGTCTATTGGCCGGACTAAATTCTATCGCATGATAAAGAATGGTGAAATTCCTCAACCTATCAAGGTAAGTGACAAAGAGGTATTTTGGCACGAATCTAGTGTTAAGAAAGTTGTCGAAAAACACAAAGATAATTCTGATATGATAGCCTGCTAATTGCAGGCTTTCTTTTAAGTCGAGTGTGTTTAAAAACGGGTAATTAAACGGGTAACACTCTAGCCATTTAGAATTTAATTGATCATTTTCAAAAGGTTAAGATGAACAAGATAGTTGTAAAGAAACATAATGGCGGAACCATCGCACAAAACAAACGTGCCCGTCATGATTATTTTATCGAAGAAAAATTTGAAGCTGGCATGTCTTTACTAGGCTGGGAAGTAAAATCTTTACGTGCCGGTCGTATGAGTTTGACAGAAAGTTATGTCATTTTTAAAAATGGTGAAGCATTCTTATTTGGTGCTCAGATTCAACCACTCCTTTCTGCATCTACACATATTGTGCCGGAAGCTACACGTACACGAAAATTATTATTATCTCGTCGTGAACTTGAAAAGCTTATGGGTGCAGTGAACCAAAAAGGTTATTCGTGCGTTCCATTAGCATGTTACTGGAAAGGTCATCTGGTTAAGCTTGAAATTGCACTCGTGAAAGGTAAACAACTTCACGATAAACGAGCGACTGAAAAAGAACGTGACTGGCAACGTGATAAAGCACGTATATTTCATAAGTAATAGACTAAAAAGCCTCTTTATAGATG